ACGGAACTGATGTTTCTGATTCAGCAAAAAGATTTGGTTTACCTGCAAGAAAGTCTACTGGTGACCCATCTCACTTAACAGGAACTACAAGTCATGTGTTAGATTTAAATGCAGGTGATTATATAGAAATAGCAGGAGCAACATCTTCTACATTAGTTTCTTTAGAACACTTTACTGCAACAACATCACCTTATACAAGACCTGCAATACCATCTGCACAAATAAATATTACATCTATAGCACCACCAAATGTAAATAGTGTATATGTATCTGCAAGACAAAAAGGACAGGCAACTATATCGCATTTTGCTAACAATACATCAAACAAAACTTATGGGTATATAATAGTAGGGTAATTGTATATTTTACAAGGATTTACCCTATGGAAACAAATTTATTTGTAGTTCCTACAAACTATATTCATCAGTTTTGGCATTTAGCAGAACCTTTATTACAAAAAGCAATCGATGTAAGTTCTGGTGAATTTACGATAGACCAACTCAAACAATTTGTTGCACAAGGACAATCAGATTTATTACTTGTGTTAGATGAAAAACATAAATGCCAATGTGCTTTTACAGTTCAATGGATAAATTACCCTAACGATAGAGTCGCTTATATTACTTATATCGGTGGGAAAACTAACAAAAAATGTTGGGAACAATTCTTAACATGGATTAGAAACAATGGTGGAACTAAATTACAAGGTTCTACCAAACTAGATGGTATCGTCAGATTATGGCGAATCAAATGGGGTATGCAACCTAAATATACACTAATGGAGTTAAAACTATGACCTTTTTAAAAATCTTTAAAACCTTATTTGGATTGAATCCAGATGCATTTACCTTTTATGGAGGTGGTGGTGGAGGTGGTTCACAAACGCAAAGAACTTCTAATGAATTAGATCCTACTGTTAGACCATTCGTAGAGTATGGTTTACAAGAAGCAAAGCAACTTTATCAGTCAGATAATCCTTCTTATTACCCATATCAAACTTATGTTTCACCTAGTCAACAAACACAAAGTGCATTACAAGCAGTTCAAAATAGAGCATTAGCAGGTTCTCCATTAGTAACTTCTGCTCAACAACAATTAGGTCAAACTATCGGTGGTCAAAGATTAGGTGTAAATCCATATCTTGCTAATGCATTAGCAGGAACAGCAGGTGTTGCTACTCAACAATTTCAGGATGCATTATCAAGCATTGCATCACAAGCATCTACTGCTGGTCGTTATGGTTCTGGTGCTATGGCAGATTTACAATCTCGTGCATCTACAAACCTTGCTAAAGAATTAACTTCTCGTGCTGGTGAGTTAGCATATCAAAATTACGCAACAGAGCGTGCAATTCAAGAGCAAGCATTGCGAGATGCTCCTTCACTTGCCCAAGCGGACTACACAGATATTCAACAATTAATGAACGTTGGGCAGGCAGTTGAGGACTATCAGCAAAAAGCACTAGAATCAGATATTGGTCGATTTGAGTTTGAAGAAAACTTGCCTTATACAAAACTACAGTCCTATTTAGGCGCCGCTTATGGTGCTCCTATGGGGCAAGTAACAACAACAGAATCCTCAGGAGGTGGTAAGTAATGTTTGAAACATTTTTTGCAAATTTAGGTATTAATTTATTACAGGGTAAAGATCCATTAACGGCAACTAGAGATGCTGGTATATCTACTGCTACTGGTGATATTTTGGGCAAAGCATTTGACTCATTTAAGTTAGGTAGTGAAGTTGCCAAACAAGGTGTGCAAAATGCTGAATATGTAAATCCTGCATTATCAAGCACTGCAAATGCTGGTGCTGGATATACAGGAAATTTAAGTATGATGCAAAATCCTATGGTAAAAAATCTTGCATCTTCACCAATGCCAACAACATTCGATGCAAGGTCAGCATATCCATTCTCTGAACAAGGTGCAAATGTTGCCCAATATGGTGGATTAACTGACAACGTAGTTGCTCAAGGTCCGGATTTTACTCCACGAATGGGAACTTCTGTTGATTATACTGGTGGAGGAATGCAAATTCCAGAATCACCATCATTACTAGGTCAAGCAGTAGATAAAGGCAAAGAAATGGTATCAAACATATCAGGTGGAGATGTAGCAACTGGTGGTTTGTTATACATGAATAAATTAGATCAAGATCGTAAATATAAAGATATGTTAATGGCACAACGTGCTGGTTCTATGGGTGGTATCAGCAGAAACCAACAAACACCAACTGCTGGTCAAATATTAAAAGTGAAGGTGACATAATGGTAGACTTAAACAAACTATTTCAAGATGTAATGCCAAATCAACCTAATGTAAATACTACACAGGTAAACCCAGATCCTAGTAGTGGAATATTGGATACACTTGGTTTAAGTAATATTAATCCATTTTTTACTCGAAGAGATCCATTTATTTCTTCTATTGCTGGCAATGAGGTTGGCGATAAAATATTAAATCAAGCAACTGGTCAAGGTATTGTTACTGGTGGGTTAACATATGCTATTACTGGTGATCCTGCTAGATCATATCTTGCTGGTATGGAAGGTTCTCAAAAGTCTGTAGACAAAAGAAGAGAGTCTATCTTTGACATGATTAAATACAGCAAAGAAATGAAAGAATATAATCTAATGGATTTTAATGCACTGCCAAATGAATATAAAGTGTTTGGTATGATGAAAAATGATTCTGCATTTGCTAAGTATCAGTTTGCTAAAGATATGTTTACAACTGATATTAAAGAATTTGAATATTCTCAACAAGCAGATGGATTTATTGATTTCTTAAAAGAAATGGCAATGGCAAAAAGACCTACATACACAACAACCATTGGTATTGCTAACAAGAACGCTAGTGATGCAATGTTTAAAGATGTTCAAGGTGTGCGTGACGAAGGCAATAAAGCATATGCTGGTAAAAAATCAGTTATGCGTATGCAAGACATTATCAATAGTGGATTAACAACAGGTTTAGGTAAAGAGATTGCATTGAACTTAACACAACCATTACAGTTAGTATTAGGTGACAAGTTTAATGTTGAAGAGTTATCTAAATTAGAAGACTTTAAATCAATTTCTAACTTAGTTGTCTTACCACAGGTTAAACAACTTGGTTTCAACCCAACTAACGTTGACTTGGCATTTATTGTTCAATCATCTCCACAGTTGAAAAATACAACACAAGGTAACTTGCTCATGCTAAAAGCATTAGAAGAAGACTACACTCGTCAAGAAATGTTAGCATTGAAGATGGATGAGTGGGTTATTGCAAATGCACAATTAATGACTGATCAACCTATTGTTGCTGGTGCTAAATACAATCAATATCGCAATCAAGTTGCTAAAGAAATTGTTGATAGCAGAAAATCATATACACAACAATTGATGGAACAGCAAAATCAAATTTTGAATAATACTTCAATTGATCAAGCAACAGAACCAAAACCAAAAAGTAAATTTTTTAAATAAGGACAGATAATGGGAATGGGTTTATTTGATATAGATCAACAATTAGGTGGCGATGTTATTATCCCTGAGGATAAAATGACACAACTTATCTCTAGTGGTATTGAGGTAAAACCAGAAGGTGTTGCTCAAGAAGTTAAACCAGAACCAAGTTTTGCTGATAGAACATTAGAGCAAATGGGTATTTTAACTGGTAAAGGAATGTCTACTGGCGAGATCGATATTCCTAAACAACCATCAATTATTATAAGAGATCTTGGAACTGCTTTAATGCAGTTAGATGAAGAAGGCAAACTTAAAGAAGGTGGTAAGAGAGTATTAAATAATCTTCGTAAAGGTGGATTTTTAGACCCAAGCATAGCAACAGTTACTCAAGGTGCTACTGCTGGTTTATCTGACGAACTTATAGCAATGTATGAACAATTTTCAAAGTCTAAAGATTATGGTGAAGTTGTTGATATGTTAGCAGAGGGAGTGGAACACCTCTATGATGAAAAACCAATATTTATGACACCATATTCTGTCAGCACTGGTATACAGCGTGCAGAGATAAAAGAGTTTCAAGAAGAATACCCTAAAACATCATTAGGTTTAGATATTGGTGGTAGTTTACTGACTGCTGGTGGATTAGAGTCACTAACTAGAAAAAGTGGAATATTTAAAGATGCTCCAAAATTCAAAGAGATGCTTGGTAAAGGTGCTTTGTATGGTGGATTAGCAGGTTTTGGTTATGGAGAAGGTGATCCATATCAACAGGCAATATCTACTGGTGCTGGTGTTGGTTTAGGTATGGGAGCAGGTCTTGCATTTGGTATTGCTAGTCCTGTTATTTCAGCAGGCATAGAAAAAACAATTGATGCATTTAAACCACAAAAAGTTTTTGAATCATCTCAAGCAAAGAAATTTATTAAAGATGCCATTGAGCGTGGTTACGGATCTACAGATGAAGCATTATTAGATTTTGTAAATAGATCAACAGGCAAGCAATTTACCATTGACCAACTCGATCGAGCAAAACAATTATTTTCAGAAAAAGGATCAAACAAACCATTTGCTCTTGCTGATCTTGACGATGAAACTAGAAGTTTATTAGACATATTTAGACAACTTCCTTCTGCTGAAATAGGTATGTCTAAAAAATGGTTTGACAATAGACGTAAAGGTCAAATGCAAAGATTGCAAACTGATACAAAACAAGCATTTGGTAGAACTGGAGAAATATTTAGTGAGATTAATGCAATAAAAGCAGTAAAATCTCAAATAGGTTCTGCTAACTACAAACGTGCATTTGAAATTAATGTTAATCCAAACTTCAAACACACTGTAAATGGTGAAAAAATATCTATGGAAGATTTATTTAAAACACCACAGTTTCAAGAAGCATTTCAAAAAGCAAACTATTTAGCAAAAACTCAATCTTACAGTGGAGTTGGTAAAGACTTTCTTAAATACACATTAAAACCTGATGGAAAAGTTTATGTTACAAAAACTGTTAAAGTTAAAGGTAAAAACGTTGTTCAGGAAACAGAGTTAAAACAAATTCCAACAGAGTTTTTACATAACATGAAAATGGGTTTAGACGATGCAATTGAATCTTATATTAACCAAGAAGGTTATAAAGGTAATATTTTAAGATCTTATCTTGATTCTAAAAATGCATTCTTGCAAATGTTTGATGCAAGTAATCCACAATATAAAAATGCTAGAAACTTTTATGCAGGATTAAAAGGAACAGAAGATGCTTATATTAAAGGTCAAAATTTATTTTCTATAAGATCTGATCAGTTGTATACAAACAATCCTAACCATGCAGAGAATATTACTATGTTAATTAATAGTATGTCTGAAGCAGAAAAAGAAGCATTTAGGTCTGGTGCAGTCAGAGGTATTATTGATAAACTAGGTGGAATGATGCAACAAGGTGAAGAAGTGTTAACAGGTAAAGACTTCACAAGATACTTTATTACTGATCCATCAAAACTTAGATTAATTCGTGCAACATTTGGAGATACTAGAGCAGGTCAAAAAGGTTTTTCTGAGTTTGTTAAAAACATTAAAATAGAATCAGATATGTATAACACATATCGTGCAATGCAAGGTTCACAAACTCAACCTCGTCAAGAAAAATTAAGACAAGTTTTTGAAACACAATATTCATCTAATACTGATTTAATGGGGAAAATTGCTGGATTCTTAAACAGAAGTGCAAGAGACGTTGATGAAAGACAAATAGAAAGAATTAATGCAGAGGTTGTGTCTTATTTGTCTACATTTAATAAAAAAGAAATATTAAAAATATTTAATAGTCTTAATGATTCTAATCCACAAAAAGCATATAACGCAGTTTCTGATTTAATTATAAGATCAAGAAATGCATCTATTAACCCATTTGTTACTGGAACAACAGCAGGTCAATATGGAGTTAATACTCAACAAATGGTATTTGAAAATCCAGTTCCTAATAGAACAGGTATCAGATAGTGTGGAATTTATTATATTTACCTCCAATAAACTTATACAACGCACCGAACAGAAAGGATTCTGATGGAAAAGTTTCAAGAAGCAGTAGCAGTTCACTCAGCAGAGATTGACCATATGAAAAAAGACATAGACCATATTATGGTTAAAGTAGACAAAATGGATAAATCTATCGATGACATTAAAAGCACATTAGATGAGTTTAAAGGTGGCAGAAAAGTTGCAATGTGGTTATTTGGAGTATTTATAGCAATTGTAGGTTTTATTGCTGGTCACTGGATGGATAAGTGAGCATAGTATACGATATCATATATTGTTTATTTAAACTGTTTGTTGTCCCAGTTCTGTTCTTCTTCTTTTATTTCTTCTTTGCACTCACTGCAATTATAGAAAAGATAATGGCAGGTATTGATAAACTATTAGATAATATTATGTAATGAAAAGATATTATGGAATGAAAATAGATGTATCAGTTATTAAAGCAGTATATGAGATGCTTCAACAAATGCCTGTAATGAGACAGATTGGGTATCCACCAAGTGATGAGGTAGGGTTTGAATTACTACCTGTTGAAGACAAGGTAATGGCATCTTATACACCTGACCCAGATACTATTGGTATATGCCCTGAACGACATCGGTTTTTAACATCACTTATTAAGTCAATGATTCACGAGATGATACATATGTGTAATCATATGCACGGCACATCTTATATACGACATGATAAAAATTTTGATTCCGTAAGAAAACAAATAGCAGATGCGTTTGGTTTTGATGAAAACGAAATATAAGGATTAATATGTGGACAGCATTAATAGCACCAGTTGCAAGTTTATTAGACAAGTTTATAGAAGACAAAGATCAAAAGAATAAATTAGCACATGAGATTGCAACTCTAGCAGAAAAACAATCACATGAAATTAATCTTGGTCAAATAGACATTAATAAAACAGAAGCACAACATCGATCTATTTTTATTGCTGGATGGAGACCATGTTTAGGTTGGGTAGCAAGTTTATCTTTTGCATGGATATTTTTATTACAACCTATTTTGCAATGGATATTAGTGATTATGGGTAATAATACAGTGTTGCCCTTGTTGCAAACTGATGTTTTAATGGAACTAACATTTGCACTTCTCGGTATGGCAGGATTAAGATCTTGGGAAAAAAGCAAGGGTTTAACTAAATGAATTTAAGTCTTAATTTTACATTAGAAGAATTAACGCATTCTGAAATAGCAGTGCGTTTAGGTATTGACAATACACCTACAGTTGAAGTTATTGATAATTTAAAATTTCTTTCAGGGAGATTAGAAGATGTTAGAAGTATATTACGTTGTCCTATGCTTATTAGTAGTGGTTTCCGTTGTAATGTTCTTAATGATCATTTGGGAAGTAAGAGATCTTCCCAGCACATTACTGGCAACGCTGTGGACTTTATTGCACCAAACTTTGGTAACCCTCGTAGCGTGGTGGAAGAAATTATTAAGCACACTTCAAAAATTAACTACGATCAAGTAATTTTAGAATTTGGTAGATGGGTTCACTTATCATTTGTCAAAGATAATCCACGAAACAGTGCATTAATCATTGATAAGAATGGAGCAAGACCATTTGAAAATTTTATTTATTGATATAGAAACCAAAGCATCTGTTATTTCCACATGGGGAATATGGAATATTAATGCTGGATTAAATCAAATCATCAGTCGTGGAAAGATGATATGTTGGTCTGCTAAATGGAAAGATAGTCCAGAAATAATATTTGATTCAGATTGGACATCTACTCATAAACAGATGGTAAAGCATATCTGGAATTTATTAGATGAAGCAGATGCAGTCGTGCATTACAATGGTCAGGCATTTGATTGCAAAGAGATTAATAGATCGTTCTTATTATTAGGAATGCCACCACCAAGTCCCTATAGGCAAATTGACTTGCTTCGAGTAATTAAAAGAAACTTTAGATTTATATCTAATAAATTAGATAACGTAGCACAAGAGTTAGGCATAGGTTCAAAGATAAAACATTCAGGTATGGATCTATGGAATGATGTCGAGAAAAAGAATCCAGAAGCAAGAAGGTTGATGCAAGAGTATAACGAACAAGATACTTTATTATTAGAAAAACTTTACACTAAACTAGAAGCATGGTTGGGAGGGTATATTAATCATAATGAATATTCAGAAGTTAATGTATGCCCTACTTGTGGCAGTTCTCATATTAATAAACGTGGTTTTAAAAAAACGAACACTCAAGTTTTCCAACAATATAGGTGTATGTCATGTGGATCGTGGGCAAGAAGCAACAAGGGGATCAAAGAAAAAAGAAAATCAGAATCAATTGTCAGCATAAGGTAAAAATTATGAACATCACAGAAATTGCAGAACACATGACTGGATGCACAATCGAAGAAATTGTCTTAACCTACGGTGAAGATACGATGACAATTTATCTTGATAGTGGTGCAAGCATAGAGATTATAGTAGACTCTATTTATGCAGACATACCCAAACATGACGATTAAGACATTACCTGACGGTAACCAAGTAGATAATTATAGTAAAGAATGGATGCTTTATTGTGAAGCATTAAGTCTATCTAAGAAATCTTACTCTAAAAGAATAGACTTCCTAGACAAACTTAAAGACTTGGAGAGAACAAATAAAATCAAATACTACTTACAACTAATCTGGGATTCAAAGAAACGTGACTATGAGCGTAGTAAAACTCACAACCAAGACCTTTTCCCACCAAACTAAATCTGCCAGCATATCTGACTCCTTTCATATCAACACTCATTAATGTTGATTCTGTTGTCTGGAAACATTTTAAAATGTTTGCCAGTAATATCGTGACTAATCTCTATCCTCACAGACCCATCACTTTCTTTAAAACAATTTACTGTAAAATGATCACCGTTAATAATTAATTTTCTATTTTGCATTCTTGCATAACCCTTCCAATTTATAGAAATCTATCCCACACCACCATTTGTTATGTTCTCGGTGATAAAACTTTGCTGGACTGCCACATACGTGACAAACCTTACCTTGTAACTTAATTTTCGTCATGCAATGAATCTTCTATCCAATCCTCATCAATTACTAAAGATCCATTTCTTCTTACTTTTTGTTCAAGTATTTGATTAAGTCTATCTTGATAAGATTGTTTTTCAGCATTGCAATACCAATTTTGTTTGTCACATTCTTGTATGCAATTTCTTAACCAAGTTTCTTCATCAACATCTTTTTCGACCTTATAACCTCTTCGATCAAGATATTTGTATTGGTCACCTTTACACTTACCTCTAAATTCTTCTGGAGTAAGTTTTGTTTTCATTATTTCTATTGTTTCTAAACCACCTCTTTTATAGTGGTCTGGGTTTATTGGATCGCTCATATGAACTCCTTGCCATAGTTAAAAAGTAAATTAGGAGGTATTAACCACGCTTTCTTTGGACTGCTATCACTATCCATTGCACCATCCCAATATTTTATTTTGTTAATATTAACAAAT